AAAATCGAAATCAACCCATGGAAGACCATCGTGCGGGCCATCGGCCGCGCCCTGACTGCGGAGCTTTCCGAGAAAATGGAGGCCGCGCAAAAAAGCCAGGACCAGAAGTGGGAGGAACTCAAGCACTACCAGGAGGAAACCCGGCGCCTCCTGGACGACCACGTCCGCACAGACGACGAGCGCAACGCGGACCTTTTGCGGAGCCGGATTCTTCGGTTTAACAATGAGCTTGTCCGCGGCATCGAGCACACCCAAGAGGACTTCGACGAGATTTTATGCATCATTGACGATTACAGAACGTATTGCAAGTCGCACGAGGAGTATAAAAACAACAAGTGCACCCATGCTATTGCGAATATTGAGCGTTGCTATGATGAACGCCTGGAAAAGCACGACTTTCTTTAAGGAGGACTCGAAATGATTTATAAGTACCTGGACGCCAGCCGCTACCAGGGGAAAATCGACTGGGACGCGGTGAAGCGCAGCGGGAAAATTGACGGTGCCATCCTGAAAACGGTTTCCACCAACAAGAGCTTCGGCGGCGTCTACATTGACCCCCAGTTTGAGCGCAACTATTCGGAATGCACCCGCCTGGGCATCCCTGTGGGCGCCTATTACTACACCTACGCCCAGAATGAGGCAGCCCGGGCCGTGGAGCTTGTGAAGGTGCGCCAGGCATTGACCGGCAAGACCTTCCAACTCCCCGTTGCCGTCGATGTGGAGGACAACAAGCTGAAACCCATCCCGGCCAAGGAGCTTTCCGCCCTGGTGGCTGGCGCCGCCAAGCAGATCGAGGACTGGGGACTGTATGCCATGGTGTACACATACACCAGCTACGCAAACACGGAGCTGGACATGGATGCCCTGAAAGCCTTTGACCTCTGGATCGCCGACTACCGGACCCGGCGCCCCACGCGCAAGCACGGCATCTGGCAGTATACCAGCAAGGGGACCGTCCCCGGCATCACCGGCGACGTGGACCTGAACCACGCCTATAAAAACTACCCGGCCATCATTCGGAGGGCTGGGCTTTCTTCCATCCGCTGAACCTATGAAAGGAGAACACCATGAACGACATTCTGAAACAGATCCTTTACGCAGCCCTGACCATTTGCGTCCCCATTGCTACCGTGTGCATCCGTGGCGCCGCAAACGCCTTCGGCAATTCCCTGGCCGAGAAGGCCAAGAACCAGACCATCGAGCGCGTGATCCGCGAGATCACCGAGGCCGTAGCGGATGCCGTGGCGGCCATGAACCAGTCCTATGTTGACGACCTGAAAAAGGCCGGGACCTTCGACGAGGACAAGCAGGCCGAGGCTTTGAGCCGCGCAATTTCCGCAGCGCTTAAAAGCATGAGCCAGGACGCCATCGAATATATTAAAGAGATCAGCGGCGGCGACACCGTGGGCTATCTGACGAACCGCATCCAGGCCCAGATTGCCCAGAACAAGGCCGCAAAGGCCCAGCAGTAATGCGCAGCACTTGAAACCTACTTAGAAACCACTTGAAACATTGGAAAGCCCCTCCCCGGACAGCAGCCCGGCGGAGGGGCTTTTTCTTTTTACCTAAAAATAATCGTGTTTCGCAAAATTCCCTCTTGACTTATAAACCGAAGCGGTTTATAATAAAGGCGTAGAGAACAGCAGCACACAAGAGGAGGAACGAAAAATGAAGGTTCGGTATACACGGTTCGAGGTTGTGTTCCGGGAAACTACCCTGGTATTCACCGACCGGGACCCGAAGTTTAGAAACCGGCTGGACGTTTACAATTACGTCTGCGCAGAGCGGCTCGGCAAGAAGTACGGGAAGTTCATTCGCATCAATGAATCCACGGTTTGTTACTAAGGAGGGCTAAATTATGATGTTGAGCATGACAGAGACCGATTACGAGAACTGGCGCGACGACCTCCGCTGCGGCGGCCGGGAGGAATACGACGCCCAGTATTCTGCGGCGTCCCTGTACGAAGGCGGTTGGCGGTCCGATGCAATTTCCGACCTGATCGAACAGTTCAACTTGACCGGCGACGAGGCCGAAAGAATTTACAACGAGCTGCTCGAAATCGAGCAGAAAGCCGAAGGCAAGGAGGGCTAAACCATGAAAACCAGTACCTTCAACCGCATTTTTGAGAATGCCCGTTCCGTGAACATCCAGAGCAACGAGTGGTTCAATTACGCGGGATTCTTCTGGATGCAGTGCACCGAAAAGCAGCTGGAAAAAATGCGGATGCTGCTTAAAGCGCAGGGCTGCAAGACGACCGTTAAGAACGGCGAAGAATGGTACATCCTGAACAGCGGGACGCTGATTAAGGTACACTAAAAAGGGAGGGCAGAAACATGGAGAACATCACACCGTTTGACCTGGGCGGGCTGGCAAAGGACCTGGACAACCAGTTGATCGGGATGCGCAGCCCATTTGGGCCAGCAGAGGATCGGCAGTTGCATGAAGCAAGCTACGTTGGAATGAAGCACGCGTTTGGGGCCCTGGGCGGCCAGTACAAGGTGGACAGGCACGGAAGCCACCGGCTTTTCTTGTTTGGTATTTCAAGCCAAGGATTCGATCACTATACGGAGGACTGAACCATGAAGAACGTTATTTTCACCTACGACACTATCCAGAACGGCGAGCGCGGCGAGGCCTGCGCAATGATCCTGGTGGAGGACGCCCAGGCCTGGGCGCTTCAATCTGCCTTTAGCGGAAAGGACAACACCAAGGCAGGGTATTTTCTGAGAGAGCGCGGAATCGGCTTCTGCTGGAGCTGCGAGCACCTCCGCGGCCGCAGTTACGTTGAGAACAGCATTAAGAGCGTGGAAGTGAAGGAGGCGTGAACGATGAAAAAGGAAACGCTGAAACCGTGCCCTTTCTGCGGGCAGGAGCATACGACCATCACTGAATCTAATACTGAGGGCATTCGGATTAGATGCCCGAAATGCAATATCACATTTACCCGCGATTTTTATGAACATCGCGGGGAATTGGGCAGGCAACGAACTATTGAAGCGTGGAATACTCGCCCTGAATAACCCCGCCTGACGATGGCCCGAGGAAAAGGCCGAAACCACCCGGCAGCCAGCCGGGCAAGGTCGCTGGAACCATACCGCAGAGAGGAGCGTAGAGCATGGACAAAGTTAAATTCTTCAACCAGCAGTTGAACGGCCAGATTGTTATGGCGGAGCTTGAAGCGGAGCACCTGGCGAAATCAATCCGGCTGCTTTCCGAGGGCGACGACTATGTGGCCTGGGCTGGCGAGGTGGCAAATTACGCGACCACACTAAACCAGCTTGCGGAGGTTCTCACCGCACTGCGGAAGGTGGCGCGCGATTCGGAAATTTTGATGGAGCGGGAGGAAAAGGCATGAGTGCAAAAACGATTTACAAGACCCTGGCGCCCTTCTTCGATGCCGTGGACGGCACCGAAGAAAAGGCCTTGAAGTTCACGGCCCCGGGCTATATGGACCTGTGCATCGAGGCCTTGGGCTACAATGACCACGAGGGCCGCCCGGTGTATTCCGTGGCCCACTATGGGGAGCAGAACGGCGACCTTATGCGGGACCCGGATGTGACCATGGGCGTTGACCGGAAAACCGGTACCGTGGAGCCGCTGACCTACCAGAACGACTACATCGGCCGCTATTGGGAAGTTTACAAAGATTTCGTGGACGGAAAGCCCACAAAATACTATCCGGCTATGAAAAAGGACCTTGCCGCCATGGTGACGGCCTGGGCGAAGAACATAAAGGCCCAGGGCTTCAACCCTGCGGTTCATGCGTAAAGGAGGCGGGCGCATGATAGGCGATCATTTGAAGCTGGTCGAGAACGTACCGGAAGGAGCAGCCTTCTGCTTTGACGGAAAGACCAAGAAGCAGAAAATCGACCAGAACGACATAATCCGGGAGCTTTTCGACCTGGGCATGGGCGGCAGCTATTATGCCCAGGTGGTGAAGGTACCGGGGGAGTACCCAGCGGAAGACCTTTCGGCGGTTCTGCTGTACGAGCCGGAGGAGGCGGCGAAAATCTTCGCACAGTTGTGCGGCTACACGCTTTTGGATCAAAACGGCCGAGTGATTACAGTCCGAATGCCTGGACGGGAGGAACAGAAATGAAGAAGATCAACGAAAAGCAGCTTGACCGAATCCGTGGCGCCTTGTACGGCGTGGCCGTTGGCGACGCCCTGGGCGGCCCCCTGGAATTTATGAGTGACCAGCAGATCCGCGACGCATACGGTCGCGTTACCGACATGATCGGCGGCGGCTGGCTGAACTTGAAGCCCGGCGAGGTTACGGACGATACACAGATGACCCTTTGCGTTGCCCGCGGCATCCTGGATGCCCTGGAAGGGGACAACGGCCTGGACCTGGTAGCCTCCGTCGGCCAGCAGTTCATTGCATGGGCCGACAGCAAACCGAAGGACATCGGCGGCGCCTGCTCGCACAGCATTGCCATTGCAAAGGGACTGGGCCGCATTCGCTGGCAGGGCGTTCCGACGGCTGCGGACTGGATGGAGGCCGCGCGACAGACCAGGCGCGACGGCGGCCGCCC